CATTTAACCCCCCAGTTATTAACAAAGAAATTGTTATATATTGTCATACGTCTTTTTTTCAAAGCTGTTAATGGTTTACCACCACCAGTTACTGCAGCATTTTGGTACAATTTACCTGCCCCACAAATATCACCCCTATTAAATGTTGCAAGGGTTTGAGAGTTAGCTAACCAACCTTCCCCAGCACCATAAGCCAAATCTAATAATGAATCAAATTGACCTTGAGTACACTTCTGTCTAAGCATCCGTTTAACAGCTGCTTCAGATCTAAGAATATCTTGTTCAAAATATGCATTAGCTTGTGCCACAGTTATTGTTTGTGGTAAAGATGCCCTATTAGCCCATAATCCTATTACATGACCATAACCAACGTCCGCATGAACTCCATCTGGGTCTTTGTATAGTTTTAATGACAATGACTCAGATTCCTTTATTAACTGTTTTATCCCAGCACTTGCACGATATGTGCTTGCAGGTGCATATGTACCAGGAAGAGTTTGTTTATATATTGGATCTGTCGTCCCTTGTTGTGAAACCTGCGTTGATGTTTCTGGTGGATATGTATCATATATCTCTGGAGACGCTGGAGGCTCTGGCAACACTGGAGGTATAAATTTTGTTGGGGGTTTTTGAGGAGGTGGAACATAATTAGGGTCGCTAATTAAATTACCATCTTTGTCCCATATAACATCCGCACCAACAGGTTGTGGTGGTTGAGCACCAGAATCCTCAATAGCCTTTTTCTCATCGTCAGTAAGTTCTGGAGGAATAATCTCATCAACTATAGGTTTCAATTCTTCTGGTATCGGAAGTGTAGGAAACTCTGGTGGTAAGATTATAACCTTTTTCATAACATCTACAAGTTTTTTACTAAATTCCTCTTGAAAATTTCCAAGATATTTATTAACTGTATTATTGACTATTTTATTAATCATATCTACAATATTTGGTATGTTAATCATAATGGGAACTCCATTTTATAATTAAATGTATTTATTATTGTTGATATTTCCCCACATGCACAATCACATTCACCAACACACACTACAACTTTATCTGTTACAACAATATCTACAACTACAATAACTAATTCATCTATAGTCTCATCTATTATCTTATCAACAATAATAACTTCTGTTGTTATAGAATCAATAACCTCTACATCGATGTCTTTAATAATGGTATCGGATATTTCATCAATTCCTGTTTGAACAAGATCTTCAGTAATAGTATCATATATAGTTGTCATATACACAGGTATTGGACATTCCAAAAATGGAACGATAAAATTCTTTCGTATATTTAAAACTTTAGTTGCCAACCTATTGAATTTAACCGTATCAAATTTCTTTTTAACCGATTTGATAACATTACGTTCTAAATCAATTAAATTATCAGACAAATCCTTACGAATTTGATTTGCTTTCTCTATTGTTCTTCTTGTAATATCTATGAACACACCAGATATATCTAATTGCCTCATGGCTTTTTCGATTTTATCATCAAGTTCTGGACCATCTTTATATCCATGTAGAAGTTTCAATCGCAATCTTGCCTTTATTTCAACTCTATCTCTTGCGGTACGAGCACCCTCAATCATAGAATCTGTCAATGCTTTGGTTTTCGCTTTCATATTAGCAATAAGAGCAGACATCATACTTGTAAGTTTTTCTATAATACCATTAACAAGTTTTTGTAATGCTTTATTAAGTTTATCTATACCTATTTGAATTTGTACAATACCAAAATCTATAAGTTCTTTAGCCTTTGAAATCATTTTATCTTTTACAGCATTTATTTGAGATATTTTGTCATTAATAAATTTAGAAATCTCATTAAACTTTGCAGCATCTATAACTTTTTGAGTAAATAACTTTGCTTGCATAGCAACATATTTCACTTGATTGGCTATAAGAACTACTGTCTCCAATGATTTATTCAATCCTGCAAATGCAGGAGTTGTAGATGCTAACAAATCCCATTGTAGTTTTCTTTGAACTCGTATAAGTATTGACATATACATGAAAGTGAATTGTGCAAACACTCTCTCAAATACAACTACCATACCAGCCATAATCTGATTTACCATCTCCATGAGTTTATTATATACACCCAATAACACTTCTTCAATCTTATCTATAATATACCCAACATTAATGAGAACTTTTTCGATATTCGCATATAACTCCAAAGCCACCTTTGTAACTTGAGCTTGAAATCCTTCTATACCTTCCCAAAAATTAAAATCTATCGAAGGGAAGTTAATATTGATATGAAATCTTTTTTCTTTACCATTAACATCTTTACCAGTAAAGCTAAATTTAGGGTTTGGTATACGAATCTGTTCACTAATTTTTAAGTATCTTAATGGATCGGGAAGTTGCAATGGAGGGGGTAATGGAATCTTAAATTCCACAACAACATTAACTCTTTGAACATACATATCACCAAATACTACTTTTGATACATTTTCGTTACCGTCACATGTATATGGAGCTGTACCAGTATATGTATACAGACTCAATCCTCTTATACCAAATCCAGCATTAATAGCAAATACATAATTTATAGACATATATTCAACTAAACCTGTAGCTATAATACCCCACACCAATTGGAAATACGATGGCATTGCAGCATTTTTGGTTCTAATATATGCCATATTATCAGTATTCAATTTGAATAGTCTCTCTCTAACTTTTACCAATATAGCACTAACTTCGTCTTTTGTAGCGTTGAAATATACTGTACCAGTCGTTGATGTCATTATTTCTCTATGAAATGAATCTCCCGTTAATTGCACAACAGTTGTTGGGAAACCAGGAGCATTATTACATGATAGCCATGATACAATATCATTGAACAACTCATCAACACCAGAGACCTTCTCTTCTTCTGTTTCGTCTGGATCTTCTATTTCTATACCCAATAATCGAGACATACTGAAAACAGTAAATAAATTATTAATAACTTTATTATCTGTAAATGCTAACACACCATTAATATCTAAACCATAGTCATTATCAACAGTAATGTAGGGAATAGGGAGATCGGGTATAGCGGGTGTTGGAGGCACAGCGATAGGCACAGGGATCGTTAATACGGCTGTCCCTATGGAACGCATACATATAGTACTATAATTGACGATATAGTCCTTAATAGCGATCTCTATAGCCTTGTTAGTATCGTACCCCATCTGACGACTCATCAACACTAAAAAATCATTTATAGTTGGCAATTCTGAACAACAACAAAATAATTGATTCATGTTTAATGTCTCATCAATTTTTGTTGAAAGTAATCCCCCCAATGCATTTCCAGCAGGGGAGATTGAATATCTATCTAATAATTTTTGTGCTTTTTCAGCATCAATTTCCTCTTCAGTCATTATTACTCCAAACAATTACATTCAGTAGATACACCATCAAATAGATTACCATCACTAACAGTATTAACAGACGTACACACTGTTCCAGTATGTAATGCCCCAGAGAATGGACAAATAGGTATTGCACATAATGGACCGTGACCAGCAGGTATTACCATATTACCATTAACGGTTAATAGCTCGTCATGATCCGTTGTTAAATTGGCAACACTATCAATCTTCACACTACCATCTTTTGCGATAGTTATAGTGGTCCCACTACTGTGGGTATATTGTGCCGTTTCTCTTTTTCTGTTAATCTCAAAACTATCCCCATTATCAGTTTCAAAAAATATCATTGTGTCGGGATAATCAATATCTTTACGTGAAGGTAGATTTTTTTTGGTAGCAACTTTGGTTGTGTATACGGGAAGGTATATTTCACCTCTATTGAAATACACATTAACTATAGCTCCCACTGGTGGAACTATAAATGAACCCATTGTACTACCAACGAAACCAAATTCTGGAGCTGCCCAAGGTAAATCTTCTGTAGGAACTCCATCGTATACAGACAATACATTAACTTTACATCTGCCAAGTTTTTTGGGGTCATCATTATCCACAACAAACCCAACAAAAGTATCTAATGTAACTGTTGTATTATTTTGTGACGCAGTTAACACACGATTAAGTATGTCTTTTGGTTGACTTTTAATATCTTCACTGATAACTTCATTTGACGCTACATTCATACAATATCCTTCACATAAACACTATCATAATCATTTATACCAAATCTACACAAAATAACTTTTTTACTATATGGAATATTTTGCGTTAACGAATGAGTTATAGCTCCTACCAAGTAATCCCCAGAGAATGGTTCAGATACAGTATTTGGAGCTGTCGTAGATCTTAAATCTAAAGTAATTTTATCAAATAATTCCGTCTCTGATGAACTATTTATATTTAGTTCTACAGTGTTAGAAAAAAGAAGATGACGGAAATAGTCATTTTGAATTTTACCCTTAAAAATAGTATTCTCGAAGTCGTCATCCAAAATCAACCCATAATCATCAAAATTCGTTATAGCTTCTTTAGGTATCAATTTAGTTCTATTATAATACGTTGTCATTTTTTCATTTGCTCGAACAGTTTGAGTTAGCCTATCAACACCATTAAAATACATATAGTCATACCCATACAACATCTTGTTATTGTATAGACACGTATTGTTTGATAGATTATATCCATTATAATTCATTACAGTTTTATCTAAATATGCATATTCTATGTTTTGATTGTATACCGCACGTTTTGATGAACTTTTACCTATTTCAGTATATAGGGATGTGTATATAAGAGTATTTTTAAGATTTGAATATATAAATACACCATCACCAGCAATATAAGCTCTTTCATTAATATGGTATAAAAAGTTTAGAGAATTGTTATTCTGTATCCAACGAATAGATTCCCCACCCTTAGCTCGAATATCAGATTTCCATCCAGCAATATTAGCAACACTTTCGATAACGTCATCAGAAGACCCTTTAAATGATGAGAATCTTATAGATGTGTAAGGGTATGATAAATACCCAGATATTTTAAACGTAAAATATTTATTCTCTATTGGGTCTGCCATAGCAAAATAATTACTGATAACAAATGTGGCATCTACATAGTTAGGATCATCTTTCAGATTTCCAACAGTTCTATGCATACTTTCTAAAACTACACGCACACGCATTTTATCTGTTAGTGGAAAAGTTTCCATAAATGATCCAGCATTATTAATCATCATATCCAATCTTGGTAGAATTTCCAAGATAGATTCCGATATTGTTAATGATACAACATTTTCTGAATTTATAGGAATTTCATTATTTAATGTATCGATTAAATATACTGATAAATTATATTGCTGGTTCGTGTTTATCATTTAGCATTCCTTGTTTTAACTCTAGCATAAAAAGCTTCAATATCTACCATAGATGGAATAACTAAATCCCCACCTATATACATGTCATTCCATAAATCATCAATATTATTAAATTTGCATAAAATCCACCAATATTGCGAGTCACCATAAATCCTATATGATAATGAATCTGGTCTATGAAGATCTGATTTTTTAACACAATCATATCGTATACTGTTATTAATTTCAAACAAGTCCCAATTAGATAATAGTAAATCATACTCATCAACATTATTACCAGATACAACTTCTTTCAAAAAATTTGTTCTTTTAAATTTATTAAACATTTATAACTCTCCTAAATTTATGGTGCTGGTGTATCTTCTACTAACACAGGGACTTTGAACTTAGTTATATTTGCATCTGCACCTGTAATAGCATCTGGTTTTGTTTTATTATATTGTCTTTGAGACTCAGAAATATCATATGTCATAGATATATTAGCATATGGATTTGGATTTTCATTAAGGTTTAACAACCCCTTAGAAGCCAAACCAACCTCTGTAACATCTGATATAATTTTTCTTGATACTAATTGTAATGTAACATCAGCATAAATAGGTCCAGCCGCTGTACATTCTTTTGAATATACAACAGATAAATCAGTTATAACCATATCTGGGTGGTGAAATACTTTACCTATTTGAACATCCACAGGTGGTGGACATGCGCGAAGAACTCCATAATCTGAAGCATTTTTAATCAATGTTGAAATAGCGGTAGTCCCTACAGACCCATATATTTTTGCTGCTGAGCTAAAACTTGCAAGTAAATTTGCACCACCAGATGAATCTCCACCTTCATTACCTGGTGCTGGGGGAGGAGCGTCTGGTATGAGACCAACTAACTTAGAACCCACCTTTAGTACCGCTTCAGAACCCTCAGTTAGAAGTTCTGAAACTCCTTCAACTTCCTGCGATCCCACAGCCGTAGTCATTAATAATAATGCTTGCACAAATTGTATTGCAGCTCCATCACCATTAACATCTAATATACGAAATGATGGAGATATTTTAATATCCCCACTTTTTCTCCAGTATTTTTGTGACCTTGCAACAGCACCAATTTCACCACCCCCAGTAACAACAACAAAATCTGCATATTGGTTAAGGTCTAATATTGGTGGTAATTGAAATGGTTCCCATTCTGATTGTATAGAATATGTTAATTCAGACGTTAATACCCCATAAATTGGCTTTTGCAATACTGTCATTATAGTATTATTTATACCAGAATTTGCAAAATTCCATACATCTAAATTAGCTTTAATTCTAACTAAACTTGTACCAAGTGATCGATTATAATAATCATCATTTGGTAATGCATGAAGCCTTTGCTGATTATCATTATTAAATATATTTGATATAACTTCAGCAGGTGTACTTGAATTGTTTTGCCCAATAAAGTTATGTGCTGTTACACTCATACAGAACCTCTTCCGCCACCACTCACAGGTGTATAGTTATTTTTAGGTGTTGGTAGAGCTTTTTTCATTGCTTCACCAATAGCTGTTGCCAATGTGTTAATATCTGAAGCCCCAAGTATTACTTGCATAGGTTTTGAATTTTGAATTTTATTTGCAATATTACCAAGAGGTAAATTAGCTTTATCTGCTAATTGAGATGGTATCATCTCTTTAACTTTACTAATACCAGCATCCATCCCACCACCAAGTAAATCTTTTGGTATTGGAACACTTCTTGGTGTCATTTTTTTCATCATGGAATATGCATCCCCGACATTACCTTTAACACCACCATTAGGTTTTTCTGTAACCTCACCACCATATTTCATTTTACCGCTTCTTACAGCGTCATACTGACCCTTTAAGCCAGCTAATTCTGTATGCCAAGGCTCATAAGGCATTGGACGAGCAAAGTGCCATTTAGATAGCAATCCCATACGATCAAGAGCATTACCGTCTCCTCTATCCATATCTATAGCATATCCGAATTCATGCATTGATCTACCAGGTTTTGCAACATATTTTGTTCTACCTGTTCGAACTGCTTCTGCGTATAATGCCTTTTGTTTTTCTGGAGATCTTGATCCAGATGTTATATCGATTACACCACCCTTTTGGGCATACTCTTGAGCCATCCCAATAAAGTTGTGCCATATAGCAGGATTTATCCCACTAACATCAACACCAGAATTAGCCTTTCTCCAACCAGCACCATCAGAACCTTTAACCGCATTATTAAATACTTCAGCGGCAACACCACCAGCAGCAGTTAATTTCCCACCAACACCCTCCGCAGAACCAACAGCAGACGCAAGATTAGATCCTACACCACCGAAAGACATTGCACCAAGTCCAGTTTTTTCCTTTTTCTTATCGTCTTTAAACACAGGCTTTGAGAATAACAGACCTTTAATCTTACCCATTACACCAGAAGCTGCAAGATTTTTTGGCTGAGGTTTTTTTATTTTTTTAGTAGATCCGCCACCATAAGCATCCCCAATGTTACCACCAGAAGATTTCGGTTTTGGTATACTTGTTGAACCACCACCAGAAGAAGATGTAGATTTTGATTTAAGAGCACTATTAATATCTTTAGCTAATAATATCCCATCGATACCCACACTTATTGCAGTACCAACACCAGGAAATATTGATGCAATACCACTGGCAAATTCTAATAATCCCCCAACAATATCACCTTTTTTGATACGCATAACACCAAAAGCAACACCCATAACCGCACCAAGAATTGGAACTTTCTTTGCCGCAGTTTTACCAGCAGTATGTGCCGCAACTTTACCTGCAACACCAAGACCTGTGGCTATGGCTTTACTTCCAACTTTAGCACCGATTTTTTTACCAATACCAGATTTTGCTACAGCAATAACAGCTTTTTTACCAAGTGCCGTTTTTCCGAGAGATGTTGCAACTTTAGAACCAAGAGTTCTCCCAACAGTTTTAGCCCCCATACGAGCCAAATGTTCAGCACCAGCTCTAAGTCCTAATTTCTGCACAACTTTCATTGTTGTGCCTACAGTTTTCATTGCTGTTGACATCATTTTAGGAAGTTTTGCTAAGGTAGTACCAACCTTCGCTATACCTTTTACCGCGTTAAAAACTTTTCCTAATATTTGTGGTAATTTGAATATTAATTTAACTGTTCCAAAAAATGCCTTAGCCATATGATTAAGCCCTTTAGCCACAGAAAATAAAAATTCCTTTTTACCTGTAAGTAAGAATCCCGCGAGACCCCCAATAGCTAAAGCTTTACCTAAAAACCCAAGAGCACCAAAAAGAGCCCCAACGATTTGACCCATCAGACCCTTTTTTTCTTTTTTCTCTTTTTTCATTAATCCACCAATACCTTTATTGATACTCTCTAATAAAGAATTGGATTTTTTTGAATAATTTTCTTTTTTGAAATAATCACGAGATTCTTTTTTAACCTCAGCATTTTGTTTGGATTTACCAAAAAAACCTTTGAGAGACTTTATAATTGAAGAATCTCTCGCCTTAGACATTTTAATATTTTCTTTTTGGATGGAACGTAAAGTTGAATCTAAAGATTTTTTCAATTCTTTAGATTCTTTACCTTTACCCTTATTATTGATTTGCTGTAACTCCAGAACTGTGATCTTCTGCAATTTAATAAGTTCGGCTACACTTTTTTGTGCGTCACCAAATGCTGCCCCAATAGTTTCTTTTATTTGGGCATTATTCGCTTTGATAAATTGATCGACCTTTATTCCAGATAAGAAATTATTTTCTGCCATGTGTCTTACCATTCATATTTGGATTGAAACCCAAATTAGTTATAGATGTTCTAGATTGCTCCTCAGCATTATCGTCATTTCTTTGTTTAACTAATCTTTCATAAAACCAAACGAATTCATAATATTCTTTATCATTGTAATCAAATGGAATATTTAATGCATAAGTTATTTGAAATTCCCGTTCTAATATCTCATCAAGAGATATGGCGGGGAAGAAAGAAGTCGGGACGAAATGATAGCCCCAATTGGGTTTCACCTCCACAAAGATTACATGACACATTCATATATGGTTTAACACTTGCAGTATTATTTTCCACATGAGTTAAAAGACATGAGAAATCTTGAGGATCAAGATTGAGAACGTAATTATATTTGTCTAATGGACTGAGTGCTTTACCATTAATTGTATCGATCATATATGCCATACCAACTAATTCCTCATCAACTTCATTACCAGATTTTACAATCATCTGTTCATAACGTTCTCTGAAATTACCGATATCTTTTTCATCTTTAATCTGTAAAAATTTAAGAGAAATATGATCTTTAGATTCAAGAATGATATTTTTCTCAAAATTCTCAACTTTTTTAATTTGAATTGAATTCACATCGAAATGGTATGTAGATTCTTTTTCACATTTAGGACATTCGAAATCTACAACATATGAGTTATTTCTGTATGAGTTAGCTCTAAGCCAAAATAAGATGTAAATTTTATCGTTAAGATAAATCTCGTCAACAGGAATACCTTTTACACATTTACGTAAAATCTCAGTGATTACAGATTCTGCATTATATTCATTAATAGAAGTTAATTTTTTAACTTCAAGAACTTTAAGTGGTCTACCCATAATTTTAGTACCTGCTGGATATAGCAACCCACCAGTTGGCAATCCTGTGATGTCCCAATAATTGCTATTGTCTACAGCAGTGAAAGCCTTAGACTCTTGCTGAATTTGTGAAACTGCTGTCATATCACCCTTATCTACAGCTTGAGCCATAGAACGCATGAGAGCAAGCATTTTCTTTTCATCTTGATCTTCATTAGGATTGTAATTCACAGCATCATTATTAACATTATCATTTTCAAAATCTTCAACTTGTCCACTTGACATTTTCATATAAAATCCTTTAAATTATTTTTAACTAATTAGAAGTCTACTGGATATTTAGGTTTCTGATTTGGGAATCGTCTATTACTTTGACCCAAAGCATCTTGTTCATTACCAACTCTATTAGCCTCTGCGCGAGATATAATAGGTTGATTAGGAAACTCATCATATACAAAACTTCTTGAATATCTTTCAAATTTGTCACAACCAAATGTGACGATATATTTCATTGCGGAATTATCATCGTAAGCCAAATTTTGAGCTTCTGCATTTATAAAATACAGTCGAGGAAATTTCCACACATATACACTTTCTTTTTTCTCATCACCCATATATACAAATAGATCCCCTATACCACTTTTCATAGAATTCGGCGGCTTGTAATAACCAGTCGCCGAATCTATTATAGTGTCTTGACATAGATCTATAAATCTACCAACACGCCCATATACATCCTCTTCCATTGTCAATTTGATATCTATTGCTTGCTCTTCAGCTAACACTGGATAAGAATATTGATATATACCCATTTTAATGAATTTCTTCTCAAATGAGTATACTGGAATATCGATGTTTGAAACGTGAAAGGAATGTATTATTTGCTCACCTTGCCAAGTATTAATATTTTTATTAATTTGTGAGAAATCCACATAGAAGTTATATGTGTGCAGAATAGATTTATTTGAATAAAATCTGCTAATATCATTATTTAATAACCCTTGTATCGGAAAGCCCATAATATCACCTTATTAAATGTAGAGATCTGTAGTTGTATCTGGGAACTCAATCCAGTAGTCATATTGGAATGTCACAGAATATTTCACTGCTTCATTACCATCATACGTTAATCCAACTTCGGCTACATTCTGCACCCAAGCATTTTTAAATCTAATAACTTTTGGAAGTGGAACACCAGCATAACTGAACATGTAGAGATAAATATCTTTAACCATTCTTCTTTTCAAAAGACGTTGAGATTTACCCGCACTGATAGTACTATCTGGGTTGATATTGAAGATAACCTGTTGCCATTCGTATAATACGCGAGAGATAGTCATATCTTCGGTATCTTCGAAATCAATAGTTACTTGACCACCACCAGGATCTGCACGACCAGGGAAGAATTGTCTTGTTCCCATGAAATTTGATGTGATCGCTTCATTTGTACGCGATGGAATATTGATACTTCTACATCTCACTAAAAGATCTTCAGCATCTAACATAGCCGCAGGACAGATCTGACTAATACCAGGTATCATCATCTGCCACATAAATGTTCGTTGAATATCTGGGAACTTCGCCGCACGACCATTTATAGTGAAATTAGC